GTACGGTAACTTCTAAGACCGTATTGAACAGATGTCGTTTATAAGATGCTTGTCTACCAAGATTTTTGTTAATCTTTTTGGGGTAGGGTCTTTCGCTTCTGAAGATATCGTCTTGATCATGGTTGTTGCGTGATTGCGCCATGAAGATTAAAGGGTCGCCTGTCACCGTACCCGGAATCTTAAATTTTTGTAAAGTATTGAATCTTGGATGTTCTTTTTCGTAGTTAAATACACTTTCTGTTTTATTTTTACGCAAAATATCGAGGTTTATCGTTTTTGACCTAAATAAACCTGCTTGTGCATTTTGTAAAATATTTGATTGCTTCTGTACAGTAAAGTCGATAATTTTTGAACTATCTCGATAACGGTCTTCAGTTTCGTTATCCGCTTCGTTACCTATCGTAGGAAGATACGTGAATCGGTGTGATACATCCTGCTCTACTAAGTTGTTCACGTCCTCAAACTTGAACCCAAAAAAGTCTTCATAATATAAAAAGTATGGCGCATGACCCAAAGAATCTGCTTCACGTGTCAGCATGTCAATTGTTGCATCAACGGACATGTTGGGTATTACGTATTTTTGCAGTCCATTGGTTGGTCGAAAAAACACTTCTTTTTCAACACGACAATTCGTGACTTGTCGATACGAGCGATACAAATCTTTCATTTGTCTTGAATACACAAATTCGTCAGTAATCGAGCGAATCATTTTATCGATTGTATTTGGACCGTATGCACGACTGATTTTTTTGACAGATGCAAAGTATGCCTCTGGACTGATACCGGAAAGCAAATAACTTTCAATCTTTTCATCGACGCGCTGACGTTCAGTGAGTTCATAGATTGCAAATGCCATGACTCGTGTTTCACCACCCGGCACTTCAAACTTAATAAAGAACATTTCTCCACCAGTAAATCCGCCCATCAGTCCTGCACGAGAGTCTCCTTTCAGGCTGTCAAGCACACCAAGCGCATCCTGCACCACGATGTCGCACTGCATGTAGTGTTCATGTAAACTTTGGAAAAAGTTATACTCTATGACAAGTTTTTCGATATCGATGATTTGACCTGTTTGAGAAATAAACAAGGCTTGCTTGATGTCAACATCACCTGCAAATCGATATCCAGTTTTAGTCGGCTTTGGCATTAAATACCATCCTTCAGAATAACCTCAACTTCACTCTTGACCTGATTGAGGAATCGTTTATCGAGTAGTCTTATTGAGCGTTTTGCATCATTCAGTTCTTCTTCGTAATCAAACTTTGTAATCAACTCACGGTTTGCCTCTGAGAGTGTGTTGTATGTTGATTCATCGACAACAACATATCGCTTTTCAAGAATCGTCCCATCAAACTTAACACTCTTTTCGTTTAGTATTTGACGATACTCATGCACGATAGATTGCGCACGTGGAATTGAACCGTATTTTTGTTTAATGTAAGTTTCAAAATCGCGGTCAAATAACGGGTAGTCAAACATCGGATCGGTGATTTCATTAAACAACAGTACTAACCAAGCGAGGTCAGGGTCACCGTAGTATTTTTCTGCAACAACATCTGGACGATCTCCAGACTGTAAGTTGTACTCATAGAATACATCCGAACGTTCTTGTACTGATGCGCGGACAATGAACCGTCTTAAAACATTGGTAGCATCAATGGTCTGCCCAACATTTGTTAGGTCATGCTGAGTAATTGGAAAGTAAGAAAAGTATTCAGACATTATAAGTCCTCATATCCAGAAGTCACATCTTCGCGCTTCGAGATGTTATTCTTTTCTAGGGTTTCTTTTGTTTGAATTGCGGTCTCTTGGAAACCAAGCGTCATCTCTATGGATACGGGAGCTTGGGTTTGCTCAAAAAACAACGGAGTTCCCTCGCCATTGTAGTTGACACTGAACGAGTTCAATACGCAGATTTCGTATTCAAATAAGTGCGGTCTGATGCTGTCAGCAAACTGAATGTAAAACTCATCTGGATATTCGAATGCTAAAGTGCCAAATCCATAAGACGGTAGCATGTGATAACGGAAGGTGTTGATAATGTCTTTGATTAAATCAGACTCTTGTTGATTACGCGCAATGAACTTATAAGTGAAGCTGTGGGTGCGGAAATTAACGCCCTGAAATACTACTGCAAGGTGCGGATTCAGTGCCAATCCTTCGTTTACCGACAGTCCAGAAGCAACGCCTCCGGTTGTTCCACCGAGTGCTAACAAACCACCGATTGGTCCTGCGAGTGCCGCCGCACCACCTGCAAGTGCTGTCGGACCAAGCGCACCAAGCATTTGCACACCTGCATCGGTATCGTTTCCTTTGAGTGCCTGCATACCCGCATCGATTTTAGATGTAACCATATCAGCAATCGACGAGCCTGCTTGTCCAAGTTCACTCGCACTAACTTGTCCTGCCGCCATCGCGCCAAAGATACCTAGATTCTCATTTGAGTAATTAGCCGCATACTGTACACCGAGATTTGATGGAACAGGCAAAACAACATGTTTTAAATAATTACGTTCTGCTTCAGTGGTTCGTTGTCTACGGTCATAGCGCATGACACTAAATATCATGTAGTGGTCGTTGTCGATGTCTGGCGGGAAAATCAGTGTCGGCTCAACTTTATTATTCTTATATAAATCTTTGATTGGTGAAACAATGCGGTTTCCGCGTCTTGCTTTCTGAATTAACTCATTGAAGTTAGCAGATATCGAAACACCATTCGGTCCTGCAGAAACAGAAAACGCGCCTTTTCCTGCCGCACCAAGTGCCTCTTCAAGTTGACCCGATGCTTGACCGACAACGGACTTGCCTTGTGCGGTAAGTTGTTTGAGATTTATTTTTGGCATCTAAATATCCAGTGATACATTTTTGACTATTTATAACGACATGACAAAAGCATATAAAGGAAAATACCAAGTTAAAAATCCTGAAAAGTACAAAGGGAATCCTAACAATGTAATCTTTCGCAGTTCTTGGGAACTCAAGTTTTTTAACTACTGCGACAAAAATCCTGATATACTACAGTGGGCATCTGAAGAACCGTTTATGGTTGTTCCTTACAAGTCTCCTATAGACGGTAAGTGGCATCGATACTTTCCTGATGCATGGATAAAAACTGCAACAGATACATTTCTTATCGAGATTAAACCTTTAAAGGAAACGCAAGAACCAAAAAAACGTTCACGTGTAACCAAAAAATATTTATACGAGGTTAAGACTTGGGGTATAAATAGTTCAAAGTGGAAAGCGGCACAAGAATTTTGTGAAGACCGCAAATGGAAATTTAAGATAATCACAGAGAAAGAACTCAAACTTTAATGGCACAGATTTTCGACGACATTTTATTGCGAGGGGTTCGTCAGGGACAAATTCCCGCACGTACTCAAGAAGCACGAGAATGGTTTCGTGAAAAGGCGAGGCAAAATCGTTCTAATGCGAGATATCCATCAAACTTGATGAAGGGCGATGGTAAAGTCGAATCTCCCACGATTGGTCACATGTATCATTTCTTTTATGACCCAAAGAATAAGAAGACGTTGCCTTATTATGACAGATTCCCTCTGATATTCATGGTCGGTCCTGCCGACAATGGATTCTATGGGATAAACCTGCACTATCTTCCGCCTACACTTCGTGCGGCGTTGATGGACAATCTATACACGATTACATCTAACACAAGATATGATGAAAATACAAAACTAAGAATTTCTTATGACATTTTGAAAGGTGCGTCTAAATATAAAAACTTTAAGCCAACGTTTAAACATTATCTAAGTGCAAAGGTAAAGTCTCAATTTCTTAAGATTGATGCGGTGGAGTGGGATATTGCATTGTTTTTAGATACTGCAAGATTCGAAAAGGCATCCAGACAGAAGGTTTGGGCAGACAGCAGGAAGATGCTTACATGACATTCAACGTCAACAATCTCATTTCATCGATTAACAAATCTGGCATCGCAAAGAACTCACACTTTGAGGTGCAGTTACAGGGTCACGGAAGTTCTGGTGAAGAGCGTGATTTGATGTTTCGTGCAGACACCGCAGAGATACCCGGACGTAACCTTGCAACATCCGAGCATCGATTTACAAACTACGGACCAATAAACAAAGTTCCTTACGGTGCACAGATTTACAGTGACATCACAATTTCTTTTTTGTTGTCGGCTGACATGCGCGAAAAAGAATACTTTGAACTCTGGCAAGAAAAGATCGTTAACACAGGTGCGTTTGAGCAAGGTGTTGAGGCAAGAACCTTCTCGCCATTCAACACAAAGTATTTTAATGATTATGCAGGTGGGGTTATCGTTCGTCAGTACGGATCGTCTGGTGAACTTCGTTCTGTCTACACACTGAATGAAGCGTATCCGATTAACATTGCACCCGTTGCATTGTCATGGGGAGACGACACACCATCTAAAATGAGTGTCACTTTTGCATATCGCAACTATCGAGTTGCATTTACAATTGGAGATCAACCAAGACGTGGAATCGGTTTCGGATTCTCTATCGGTCCGGGTGGAGTTGCAGGAAATGTCAACTTACCCGGAGTCGGAAGCGTTGCAGGTATCTTTGGCGGCATCAATGCAGTTCAAGCAACAATCGGAGACGTAAACAGTCGAGTTGCACAAATTCGTTCATTACTTTAATTATTGAGGTTTTATCATGGCACTACCGAATATATCAACTCCTGAGTTTATTACAAAAGTACCTTCTACAGGAGAAGAAATTAAATACCGCCCATTTTTAGTCAAAGAAGAAAAGATTCTTTTGATGGCGATGGAAGGCAAAGACCAGAATGAAATTCAGAATGCAGTTCAGAAAATTCTGAGCAACTGTATTCTTACGCCAATTGAAATCAGCAAACTTGCGACTTTCGACATTGAGTATTTGTTTCTTCAGTTAAGAAGCAAGTCAGTCGGTGAAGTTATTCAGATTAAGATTGGACACAGCGACGAAAGCGAGTGTACCCACCGTTCTGAAGTATCAGTCAATGTTGACGATGTTCAGGTTAGGGGTGAGGTACAAGACGGGAAGATCATGTTAACAGATGATGTTGGTATCGTATTGCGCTACCCAAACATGACAGACATCCAAGCAGTATCGGGTGAAGACACAGGATCGCTTTTCAAGATTGTCTATCGCTGTATCGATTATGTGTTTGATAAAGAAGAAGTGTACAACGATTTCTCAGAGACTGAGATTGAGGAGTGGATGGAGACTTTGAATCAAGGACAGTTTCAAAAGATTTCAGAGTTCTTTAATTCAGTACCTCGCCTGTCACACGAAATCGAGTGGACATGTAAACAGTGCGGACAAAAAGATAAGATTACACTAGAGGGATTACAAAGTTTTTTTACTTAAGCATGGTGCATGACTCCCTTGCGAATATGTATCAATTAAATTTTGCACTCATGCAACACCATAAATATAGTTTGACTGAACTTGAAAATATGATTCCCTTCGAAAGGGATATTTACGTGACTTTGTTAAGAAATCATCTTGAAGAACAAGAAGAGAAACTAAAACAACAACAAGCCAAGAGGTAAAGTCACGTGGCAGAAGAACAAAAAACGATTGACGCATCATGCGTAGAAGGCGCGGATGCGAATGGCGATGGTCACATCACCAAAGAGGAATTGGAAATGCACCTTGAGTTCAAGCGTAAAGAACTTGAAGATCAGGATGCCCAACGAGACGCGATTCGTAAGATGGCATGGTTCTCACTAGTAGGTCTTTTGATCTATCCAGTGGGTATTGCAATTACAAGTGCGTTTGGTATGGACAAAGCATCAGCACTGATTGCTGACATTGCTCCGACATATTTCGCCTCGATTGCAGTTTTAGTTTCTGCTTTCTTTGGTGCGGACGCTATCTCAAAAAATAAGAAGTAAAATAAATGGCAGACTTACCTGTAGTCAACAAACTCGACGAGATCAAAGAGATCGACACAGACATTCGTGAAGGTCAGATCAACGCGGCGAAAATTTTTGAATCAAATATGCAAGCACTCGTTCAAACAAATAAAGGTTTGGCGGTGGCTTTAGATTCAATGAATATAACGCTTGCAGAAATGTTCAACATTGATCAGGAGCGTCTTGAGGCGTTGCGTGAGCAATTGCGCCTATCAGAAGAGGAAAGACGCGAAAAAGGCCGAGAGAGGGACACAGGCGCAGGTACAGCAGGTGCTGATGTAGACAATCAATTAGACTTAGCGGGTCTCGCAGGACTTGGTGCGTTTGCGGCACTCGCTTCGTCAATCTTTGGTTTTGATGAGTATCTTCGTGCACTGGGTCTGCCTAAAATTTTTGATGGGTTCAAAACTAATTTTACCAAATTCACGGATGGTATCAAAAAGATAAAATTACCAGACGTTGTAATTTCCAATACTGCAGTTGTCGATAATATTATCAAGCAAGCAAAAATTGCCGCATATGCCGCAGTTGGTTTGGGAGAAGATGGTAGACCGATTGTACGACGATCACCAGACGGAACATTCAGAGCAGGACTGTTTAGTCAAATAAGAACTGCAATCCGAGGTATCGTCACTGGGTTTACGACAGGCTTGGATACCATCAAGCAAACACTTATTGCAGGTGGTGAAGGCGGTACTTTATTTACACGAATCAGCACAGTCTTCAGCGCACTCATCGACGAGTTTACAAAGCCGATTCGGTTGCTCACAGAGTCTAACCCTTTTTCTGACAAAGTTGCAGAAATCAGGAAAGGCATCACAACGTTTTTTGAAAGTATTCCTCGATTTAACTTTGCTGTGCCTGAGTCTGCTTTTTCATTTGCAAAAGCACTTGGCAGTGTATCAGAGGGAACGGGTATTCTTGGCTTTTTTGGAAAGGCGTTTGGAATTCTTGAACCTATTCTTAAACCCCTTAAAACTGTACTGGGCGTAATCTTACGTCCTTTCACACAGTTTGTCCTAACCTTTATCGACTTTATCACAGGATTCTATGACGGATTTACCAGTGAAGATGGTTCGTTCATGGACAAGATGATGGCGGGTCTTGAAGGTGGTATTAAAGGAGTTATCAAAGGAATCACGGATGCAATTGATTTAATCTTTGTAAAGTTCCCCGCTTTCATTGCGGAAAAATTAGGATTCCAAGAAACAGCAGATGCTTTAGGCGATTTTAGTTTCACGGAACTTGTAGACCCAATCTGGAATAGCATTAAAAAATTCTTTACGACATTGTTGTCGGGTGATATTTCTGGTGCGGCAGGCATGGTAGTTGGTGGCGTAGAAGAATTCTTTAAGACAGTTCTTCGTGCGCTGTTGCCAGACCCAACCGCAGACTTTGCTCTTCTTGATCCACGATTCGCACTGCAAAAGTTATTTAAAGCAATTGGCACATATGAGTACGTGGGTATTGATGCAGATACAGGTGAAATGATGGAACAGGTTTCACCAACAGACACAGGCACTGGTGCAGGTGGTCTTGCAGGTGGTGAAGTACAAACACGATCTGAAGAGGTTGAAGAAGGCAAACGTCCGCAAACGGGTGGAGATGCTGTTGTCGCACCTGTACAAGTTGATGCAAGTTCTTCACAATCTGTGCAACAAGTTAATGCATTTGGTGGCACATCTGCTCAACGTCAAAAAGATAATCCTGTTATGTACGACATTCCTGTCGGAGCATAAAAAAGGGGGACATAAAGTCCCCCATGCTACAACGGCATTGTAGTTAGTCGTTAGCAAGTTGCTCAAAGAAAGACAAGTCATCATCATCTTCCTCTGCTGTAGAAGCAAATTGCTTTGGTGGTGCTTCCTTTGGTGTTGGAGCAGGAGTTGCATCCTCTACGTCTTCATACGCAGGAGTTGGTGCAACACTTAAACCTAGTACCTTATCAAGTCTTTGCTTGAGTTCATCATAAGACTTAAACTTGTCTGGTGATACTAACTCTTGCAGTGAGTAAAGTGACTCATATACTTCCTCAAGTTTTTCATCGTCACCGTCAAACAGTTCTGATGGTGCATCGAATTCAGACTTATCGTAGTTACGATAGTTTTCGACGTTACGAATCTTCAGTTTGAAGTCAGCACCTTCCCAGAAATCAAATGGGTTTACTGGTGTTTCGTCTTCGAACTCTGGTTGCATCAGGTCGTTGATCTTATCCCAAATCTTCTTGCCATACTGGTACAAGAAGACCTTACCTTCATTTTCAGGATTCGATGGGTCTTTGACAACCAGAATATTAGAGAAGTATTTCAGGCGGCGTTTCTGTTTACGCGCTTGCTCTTTACCTGCCTCTGTACCATTGTTCCACAACTCTGAGTTGTACTCAGACACAGGGTCTTTCTGGTTAAGAGTAGTCAGAGAGTTCTCGATGTACCATCCACCAGTTCCTTGAAACCCGTGATCGAACATGCGTACCCAAGGCAAGTCTTCACCTTTAGGTTCTGGCAAGAAACGAATGACTGCGTAACCGTTACCTGCCTTATCGACAGTTGGTTTCCAGATACGCTCGTCTGGACCATTGGACTGCTGTGAACCACTGTCCAACTTTTTAGTTTCTTCGAGGAGTTTGTCAAGCGATGCGTTGCGTGACTTCTTGAGG